ACTAATGTTGTAAATAGGTGCTTTCCAGTTTGCTATTTTCATATGTGCAACCATTTCTTCATTACTTGCTAATACGCCTGTAACAAACTCATTGCACATTTCTTCATACAAACTCATCCACTTACCCATACCCCAAACGTGTACAAAGTCATCTGGATCTACTGCTTGAGCTAAACAACGTATCCAAACTTGCGGGCGTTGTTCTGCTGGAATCTGATCCATAATGTAAGGCAACGATTCCATACCAGGCTGAAACATATCTTCAAAGAATACAACATCTTCGCCTGTTACTTCACCGTTACGCATCATTTGCACTAAGTTCATCATTTGCGACATTGCAAAGTAAGAACGGCCGTGTGCATCTAACACTTGGCCTACCTGGATTGCTTTTGTATTATCAATAGTTGTACCAGGCACACTTACCCAGTCAATGTTTCGGCGTTGAAATGCACGCCTACTCCATTCTTCTAACTGTAAAGTATACCTGCCTTCATAGGGCTCTAATCCCATGTAAAACAGTTTACGCATTAGCGTCTTCCTTTGTTGCGAGCTTTTGCTCTAAGCCAGTTTTTATATTTCTGGAAAGCCTGCCATGGTCGACGGTCGTTCCTATATAAATCGGCCTCGTTAAATGGATGACCTTCAGTCCTACAAAAGTCGTGGAACTCATCTAGGTCATTAAAAATTTTATTTACTACCGGATTTTTGATAGTCATTTACCTGTATTCCTTTTCTTATGGGTAAACAATTTGACAGCCGTTTTCGCCATCTTCGGCGACATCAATAACAACAAACCGGCCTGGATATTTGTTGTTGATCTCTGTGTACAAATCATCTGCAATCATTTCACATGACTTATGATTTAGTTCTATAACCTTATCATCATAAAGACTTTCTAACCAACGTTTAAACTGAATAAACTCAATGTCTCTATCATTATGTGTAACTTGTATTTGTACCTTGAAATGAAAAATGTGTCTATGTGCAACACCTAAAAAACTTACATCGTCCCAGCCACCTGTTGCTAGTGCTGGATCGTCTTTTGCCGCTGGATATAAATGAATACCTTCTTTACGAAATGTTACCCAAATACTGCGTTTAGCATTTTCTAATCTATGTGTTAGACTCATTTTAGCATCTTCCTCTCTCATTCGACGTTTCATGTAAGCATAATAACGTTCTTGTTCCATTTTGTCAACTTATTATTGTATCTGTAGTGTATTTAGACCAATCTGTAAAGACAGCCTTCTCTTTTAAATCATGCATTCTATGTACCCATACACCTGGATTAGTTGCATCAAAATCTTTGTCGTCAATCTTAAGACATGCATTGTATCCTAGTTGACTTATGTATGGCATTTTAACACTTATCATTGGTATAAAACGATTGTGTTCGGTGGCGCCACTTTCAAGTAAGCCTTCTATTTGCGAAACATCTATATCTAATGTTACCCAATATCCTTCACTTAACAAAGGAAGTATCATATCTTCCCAAGGCTTCCATTCTGTTAATGTGTTACTTGTAACATCAAAACTCATATTGGCACCGCAGTATATATGTTTACAACCATGCTTATCTGCTATACCCATTATTTCTTCTAAGTCTTTTACTCCGACTACAAATAATGTTTTTTTACCAAACTGGGGAGTATGTTCAACTTCAGTACCGATAAAATATTGAGCATCCTCAATATCGGTTCCTTGATCATATATTCTTTTCATTTGTTTTTACCTGATATATTTCATTCCATACGTTCCAACGTTTTTTTATATATTCGTTGAGTTGTTCTTTATTATAGTTGTTTTTCTTCATATTGTCAATGATTTTATCAAGGTCTTCAAGTGCCATTTCTAAATTTAGCAGTTGGATTTCTTTAGGCCCCATGTCCATTTGTGTATGCTCCTAGGGATTGAAGTTTTCGTTTTACTCTATATATTTCGTCTTTAACCCAAAGTTTTTCAGTTTTTAATCTTCTAACTTCTTCTGTTATATTCATGTTTTGGAATCTTTTTTCTATATCTTGGTCTAAGTTTCGATGTTTTGCAACTAATTGCTCTAAATGTGCCTTAAGTTTATCAGTTTCATTTTCGTAGTTGCTCATCTAACTCTCCTTGAATAGTTCACCAAACTTAGTACTAGCATTAACTGTTTTTTTGCCTACGTTTAATCTTGTACCAATAACTTGCATCCAAAACTTTGTGTATTTGTCAATCATGTCTAAACTTTTTTGTCTATCTTGTAAACTAAAGATTTCATCAACAACTTGTTTAAACTCTATACGTTCAAAGCGTTCGTCAATCAACATATAAGGATATTCTCCTGTGTCATAACGTTCGTTAGCTCGTTGTGTACTTTCGATGTGCATCCATACATTATGACCCATTTGTAATGCATAGCTAAATGAGTCCCAACTTGTTTTACCTTCTTTGCCGATTTTATTCAAATCGCCTGGTTTGTAATAGCAAATATCACTTACTTTACATTCCTTACTAATAGGAGAGTCTTCAAATGCTTCTAATATATTATCGTTTACTACTGCATCACTGTATAGTCTATTATCAGTAGAATACTTTTTATCATCTGCACTCGGAGACATCATATAACTCCACTTGCCTCTATCATCAATACGTATTGTGTGATATACTTGTCCATTTGCAGTCGCTAAAAAAGGCGATGCACAATCATATGTAATCATAAAGTATGGATTGTGATACTTACGCACTGCACGTTGAATGTCTGTAAGCAATACAGCCCATTCTAGTTTACTAGTGCCTAAGAAGTGCATTACGTCATGCACACCTGGTTCAAGTAGTCCGTCATGTATTTGATGTACAAGCCTCCTTAGAATCAAGTGTACATCGCACATGTTTTGTCCTCCCATAGCCCAGCCGTTAAAGTGTGTACTAGGATATTTAGCAGGATCACAATAATGTTTAAACTCTTCATACCAGTTATCAGCATCAGCATGATTACTACCTTGTAGAACATTTAAAACTTTAAAGTTACCACGTCTATTTGCCATATAGTATTTTGCATTGATATGAGTTGCGTCAACTGCGTCTTGATAGCTATGAATATTTGCCGCTTTTGCCGCTTTAGGATCTTGGAATGTCCATGTTGGAATATCTAACATCATTCCATAGTCCATATATTCTTCCATCCAGTTTACTACAAGTTCACGTTTTTTGAGTGCTTTTGGACAGTTTGGATCAGTCCAATCGCCCTCCCACAAGCCTTTAGCAATCTGGAATCCACCTGAGTCACCAAGCAACCAACTATTTTCTCTATCACGGTTGCGACACATATCTTCTTTTTCTACATGCTTATTAATATCTAAATCAGCATGACCTGCACTGTATAATGCCCATTTATAATGAAACTTACCTTTGTCAGGGTTTAGAAAGTTTAGACCTTCTACTTCACCTAATCCAGGAGGAACTCTATTATAATCTACGTATTCACCAAAACGTTGTTTGCCTATAAAAGTTGCATAAAAGCCACTTATACTTGGTAAAAATACTGCATAGTCATTTTGCGTTTCAGTTAAGTTTACTTTCATTGAAACTTCTTCCATGTTTCATGCAACACATAAAACCAAACACCGTTGATTAAAGGTTCTACTATTGCATCTATTGTAGCAAGTTCTAAACTTGCTCCTGTTATAACCATAACACATACAATAGCTATTAGCATATGTCCGATTGTGTATACAATGGCTAGTGTAATACTACTTCCACCTAGTATCCATGCAACTAAATCATTTAGCATCTCTTATAGCTTTCTTTTCTAAACTCAGTTTTTCTTTAGCACTCATTAAATATGCCGCACCCGCTAACACAGCAATAGCACCTGCTTCGGCTACTAATGTTAAAGGTTCACCGTCTTTGCTATGCAGAATAATTAATCTACATAATGCTGTCATAGCAATAATAATCGGAAGTGTAACTGGTATTCTATTGCTTATAAAATAGGCACCTACCATGCCTACAATCTCTGTGTAAATGAACAACAAAAATAAATCAGCAAGTTCGATTGTACGAGCAATCCACATATCATAAACATCACAACCTGCGGCTAATACTGTTAATCCACCTATAGTTGCTAACATACCTTTTTCTGTTAAGGTTGTTGTCCAATGTAAACGTGCGTTTATTTTCTTCTCCGCCATTTTACTTTTGTTGTGCCGGAAGAATGTAATCATACTTTGCCATACCACTATCTACACTAATCATCATAGCACCTTGATCAGTAATACTCATTTTTTTGTCGCCGTCTAAGTTTAAAATAGCAATAGTTTGTGCAACTGGCCACGCCCATGTATGTGTTAATGTGCCTTCGATATCATGTGCAAAAGTAAATGAACCTGCGTGTGTTGCTTCGTCACCAAAGTAAAAGTTTAACATATTGTTTTCTGTTTTTACTTGAAACACAGTTTCTTCTGCATGAGCACCAGACATAAGTTTCATACGTGCAATACTAGCCATACTTGGCTGAAGTTCTACGTCCCAACCTTTACCTTGAAATGTAACGCTTTTTAGTTTTTCTTCAATGATTGCTTTATTCATAAAGCGATAATCATTTTCAAAGTCACCTGTTTTGTTTTCAAAGTGAATATGAGTTGGCATAACTTCTCCGTTGCGTTCTTCTTGTACAACTTCGATTTTTGCATTTTCTTTATATTCTGGATTTTTCAAGTGATAACTTAACTTGCCTAAATCTGGCATACCAAATATACCTGTAAACTCTCCTACTGGAGAATGTGTTGTGGCGCTCATAATAACACTTCGATCATCTGCCATACTTTCGATCTTAGTATCTGCTTCTGCATTTACTTTTAGTGTTGTAATAAAGCCAAGCGAATGTGTATGGCTTACTATATCTTGTAGAATATCTTGCATATTTGTCTCCTATTGTACCATTATAATGCCTAAGTGCGGTTTTGTCAATATCTTTTTAACGTACTGTTATAATCCATTGCGGCTTGCAATGTATTTAGATTAATATTTTTTTCTTTTGCCATTTTTGTTAAGGCTTTTGTATCTTTTGGAAAACACATACCACCCCAACCTCTAAATCCTTCATCAGGATAAACTAATGTGTGACTTTCTCCTATACGATGATCAGAAGCTACTCCTGCTCTAGCATCATCAAAGCTAATGTTATATTTTTCACAAAAGTCATACATCTCATTAAAGAAACTAAGTTTTGTTGCTAGGAAAGCATTTCTAAAATATTTTATTACAATCGCTTCTTCAGGTGGTACAATATATTGTTTTACTTTTGGCCATTGTACTGCATATTGATCACGCCAGTAATCAGTATCACCACTTAATATAACAGAAGAAATATTTTTAACATCATTCATATAGTTTGCGGCTCGCAAAAATTCTGGACTAAAACATAGTTTATGATTAGGAAACTTATCTTTTAGTTCTTTCCAGCCTTGTAAACTTATTGTGCTTTTGATCATTATTGGAGTAGTTTCTGCACACTGTTGTACTACATCAATGACTGCTGACATATCACAACTATTGTCATCTGCTTCTGGAGTTGATACGCAGACTATAACTGCATTTGCATTTGTAAAATCTGCGTATTTGTTTTTTGGAGGATCGTGGATTATAATATCACGCCAGTCTTTAAAAAGAAGTTCATAGGCTTTTCCTACAAATCCATATCCTGCTATAATCATGCGGCCAACTTGCTTTCTTGGAAATATTGTAATGTTTCAAATGTGTGTCTCCAATCACGCACTTGATGTGTTTTTCTTATAAGTTTTGCTAATGGTTCATCATTGCCGCCTGGTAGTGTTTTATCACCAAAGAAATATAAGTTATCTTCAGTCTTAAAATCAGATAGTATTTGTGATTTATCCCAACCTACAGGATATATATCTATGCCTGTATCGCCACCTATTTTTGCCATTATTGTATCACCAAACATCATATTAAACTGTAATGCAATGCTTTCACGTTCACGATTATTTGTATCGTGTTCTACATACATTTTTCTTTCACCTATTGTTGCATTACGTCCTACAACACTAAAGTTTACAGCACCTGGCCGTTCCTCAATATGATTACCTGTGCGTAAAGGAAAAGAACTTACCTCTAACCAACTTTGTAAAAGTGTTCTACATTCATTTGGTAACTTCCAGTTTTTACTTCTTATGTTTTTTCCATATGACCAAACATCATTACCCGAACAGTTATATACTGCTTTTACTCTTTCAACAATATCTTCACCTAGTTGTTCAACTGTTTTAGCATAATCGCTACCAGTAACTAGATAAACGTCATTGTATTTTATAAAATCAAGAAAATATTTTTCAAACGTAGAATCTATTCTTGATCTACTAGGAGTAAGTGTTCCGTCTACATCAAATATAAACTTATTCACAAAAGTTCCTCCAAAATTTACAGTTTGCTAACTTAGCACCTTCTGTAGGAACAGTGCATACACGTTCATGTCTTGCATTTTCCCAACAGTCACCTGTTACGCCACGCATTTGTGCAAACTTTGCGAAGCCATTATCTATACTCAAAATAATGATACCTGGCAAAACCAGCATAAACAATACAATATTAATAAAAGCTATACCAAAGCCTTCATTATGATATGGTTGATTACTCATTTATACATACCCTTTTTCTAAGATCACTAGTACTAAACCTGTGATCACGTTTGTTAAAATATAAGTCTATTTCACGTTTACGACAAATGTCTTTACCCGTAAAATCTTTGTCTCTGTACTCTTCTCCTAGTATTCTAACATTTATATGATACATTGTCAAGATATCTTCTAAATCTTTTTCGGTGCCATACGGAATAATTTCATCAACATACTTTACACCTTTAAGTTGTGTATAACGCTCTACAATGGTTTGCACTGGAGCATTTTTTTCTTCTCTATCTACACTTGGATCCATTTGTAAAGCACATATTAGATAATCGCATTGCTCTTTTGCTTCACGTAACATTTGTACGTGTCCTGCATGTAATAGATCAAATGTTGAACAAGTAAATCCTACTCTCAAAAGTCCACCTCTCTTCCTTTATGTTCCCAAGTTCCATATCTTGTTGGCTCTGGCCCTGTTGGTCCGCCGTGTTCTACTTCTTGTTTTTGCGCCTTATTATTGAATTGATCTGGATCAATGATTGGTTCTGGTTCTTTTAATCTAAATATTATATCACAATATCCACAAACTGCTTCTCCACCTTCTGGTATTGTGTAATATACTAATGGATGATCAAAGTTTTCGCCTGAACATTTTACTCTTGGAGTTTCGGAATAAATTATAACTTTTTTATATCCTTCTACTCTTTCCACATTAACCCCATTCAAATAAGTTGTTAAACGTTGTTTTTTGTTTTGTACTTTCTAAATCATATTTCAACACACCAATCAAGTTGTCTAGTTTGTTGTCAATAATAACTTCTTCCATTGCATCACCGTCAAATGGCAGTTCTTTAAACCAATCTGGTATACGTAGTTCATCTGTTGGATACGCAACACTTGTATAGCCTAACGGATTCTGTTTTAGTTTACACACAATAACTTTCATACCGTCTACAATCTCTTGCGAATACTTGTCACCATTCATACGTTTCAATGTATTCCAGTTAATACTTGCTCTTACGTGTCCGGGCATGTTTGCTTTGCCTTGCTTTTCTTCAAGACGTTGATAATGTCCAATCTTGTTTGCACGTTTAGGTGAACCTTTTTCAAATCCTGGACGTTCTTTAAACTCACGCCTAAATGCACTAATGCTTTCTAATAGCTCTTGTTCAGGTTTCAACTGTAATACCATATCAAGTAAAGTTTTCAAAAAGTCTTGCATGAATACAGGAGTATCAGAACGTTTCAAGTCCAAGCCCATTGCTTTTACTTTACCTAGTTTCCCATCAGTATCTGTTCTAAAGCCTTCCAAATCATATACATTAACTGCATAACGTTTTTTTGTAATGTATAAGCCTGTGTCTGCAACAACTTCTCTAGCCGCCGCAATAACATCGCTACGTTGCTTAGGACAATGAAATGCATCCATCATAAATGCAGGAAATGTTGTATTTGCTTGTTCACATATTTGATCATATAGGGTAATAACATTATCTTTACCCCAAGGTATAGCACCTGCATCTATCTCAGGTTTGAGTATAGGATACGCACTAAAATAGACACTATCAGTGTCACCATAAATAATTCCTCTGCCGACATGATCATATTCTCCTGTGATTATTTTGTTCACTTCGGCACTCATGTGCTTTGCAATCTGTCTACCAGTTAGTGTTGTACTTTGTCCAATACGTTTATCAAAGAATCTACAACCTGGATTAAGAATAGCACCATACAAACTGTTTAAGTTAATCTTTTTAACAAGCTGTCTTTTATCCCAAAAAACAATCTCAGCTTCGTTTTCTGCATCTTTTGCTTTCTTTAACATTTTTTGTAGATCTTTACGTTCTGCATACCAACGCTTTAGTAAGCCCGGAACAACACCTTCTATCTCCCAAGTAAATATAGTTCCATTTGCACTTAACATCCATGGTTGATTACTATCAAAAATAAGTTTGTATATTTCTGCACCACTTAGTACATGACTAGTACCATCTTCTAAATCTAATGTTAAACTAACATCTTTACGTTGCTCCATTACTGCTTCATATTCTAAACTACCAAACTTACCTTCCCAAGCGGCCGCAAATGACTTCTTTTCTAATGTTGTAGCATTGTGCAACATTTCGTCTGTCATGTCAGGACGTAACTGTCCTATAATAGTTTCTGGAGCCATATTCATTGCACGAATCACACTTGGATATAGACTGTTTAAGTCCATTGATCCTATCCATTCATGCACACCTTTTTTAGGATACGCAACATAAGCACCTGCCGCGGCTGTACCACCTTCGTGTTCTTTTCTATTAGGCGATTGCATGCCACGTCTATGTGCTTCATTAATAATAGCTTGTTCTGTAACTGCAACTGCACCCATTGTTGTTTGCAGTAGCACAGTATTGTCATGTGCGATTTCATTTGCAAGATCAATAAAACGTAGTTTCTTATCTAGTTTATCAAGTAATGCAACGTCTTGTCTATTGTATTCAATAAACTTTTTAAAGTCGTTGTTGTAAAGTTGATCAAGTGTACCTTCATACACAGTCTTATTTTCACCAACTTCCATTTCACCAATAGCATCTAGTCTGTATGTGTGGCGTTCTTCATATGTATACTTACGATACAGTTCAAGATAATCCATATGCACACGACCAATAGTATCAAACGTTTCAGCAGTTTTGCCATACTTTTCAAACTCTCTGCGTTTGGGCAACTGCTTCCATAAACAAAAGCGTCTTGTGTCATCTTTGCTTAACACACGTGAAACACGATTTACAGTATACGGAATATCATAACCTTCACTGTTCCAACCACTGATAATATCTGCATCTTCTATAATATCAAGAAATGCTTGTAGCATATCGCCTTCTTTTTCATACAAATATGTGTTATCAAAATCTGCACATTCTTCTTTTGCCTGTTCCATAGTTAGTGTCTTAGGTGGCAATGCAAAAGTTACAAGTGCATCAAGCCATTGTAAATGCACAGTAATAGCAGTAATGGGCATAAAAGGATCACTAGGATCAGCAAAACCACGCTCTGGATCAAAGTCTGTCTCAATGTCAAAAAATGCAACATTTAGTTTAGGAGCATCTTGATTAAGATAATGTTCACTCAAGCATTGAAATATTGGATTTACATCACTTTCAAACATTTTCTTGCCTTTGTTTATAGCAAGTTCTTTGCGAAAGTCTTTTGTATTTTTGCATACAATACGTGTTAACGGATCGCCAAATATACTTTTGTACTTGCCTTTTGCATCTTCATAATAAAATGTATATTTTGCTTGGTATTCTTGATAATGCCTTTTGCCATCTTTACGTTCAACGGCACGTATTATGTCTTGATCACGATCAAAAAATGCATCTACATATGGCATTAAACGTCCTTGTCATATCCTGTTGTTGCAACAATAGTTTCTAAATCTTCAAACTCATCATGTACACGGCTCCAGTCACGTTTTTGTGCTACTCTGATTGCTTTGTTTATCAGTGCAGGCTTTACATTTAGCTCTTCAGCTACTGCTTTTATAGTTTCTTTTAAACTACCTTGTAGATCCTCGATTTCTTGTAAGACAGTCACACCTTCTTTTACTAGACGTTCTAGTTTGGCCTTTTCTTCTTGGCCATACACTCTATCGCTCATGCAATACTCCTTTAATGATTATTCTTAGTATACTATATTTCCGACTCTTCGTCAAGTGTTTTATACTGCCATTCTTCTGTATGTCCTACACTCCATTTAGGTTCAGTTTCTACTTTATAGTTTTGTGAACATACTTTGAAATCTGGCATAAGTAACTTTTCTGGTATTAAGCTACTGTCACGCCAAATAACTCTATTGTTTGGTTGTGCCGCATATTGTCCATTGTCTAGTTTGATAATATTAAATGATTTATGCTCTGGATCATGTTCGCTAAAATTAGTATCAAGATAAGAAATGTCACGATGTGCATTATCGATTGTAAAACAGTATTCTCCAGGATGCATTTTTCTATCTTTGCCAAAATATTCACAACGAGACAAAAGTGGTTTATGTACAACTGTAATATCATAATCAAAACAATCCCATAGTTGTAATACATCAAGCGGTAATAATTCACCGTGATCAGTTTTCCAAACAAATGCTGATATCGGTAACTTATCATATAGTGCTCCGTATTCTGTCAACAAGGTCTCAAAATACAATGCTTTTCCTTCTACACTTTTTACTGATACCCATACTCCAGGCGTAAACTCGCCTTGACCACGTTCGTGATCATATAAAAACTCTTTTCTTACGTAAACTGATTCTAATGGTAAACTATGTACTAAAAACGCCATCACTATTCCTTTCTATAATCTCATATCCTTTTATCTCCTGTTTATACTTATCAGGATCTCCTAATATAAAATATTTAAAGCCAAGTGCTTTATAATATGCACATTCGCTTCTTATTGATTTATATCCTAGTTTTAGACTAGGATCTTTATAATCCCATGCAAACTGGTCTGCTATTACAGTTTGTTTGCTAGGAAATCTATAAGTTAAACTCCATGCAACAAGATTACCATTATTAAAGTATCCTAGTACATCGGAGTTATACTTTGCCTCATGATTCCATTCTTCTTCAAACACAGGATGCGGATTTTCTATTTCATTATGGTCTATATATTTTTTATATATTGCTTCGCATCTAGGAAAATCTTCTACACCTAACAATGTAAAATCTATTTGTTTGTAGTTTGTTTTAGTGAGATCTATTCTACATATCATTTACAACTTCACTATAATAGTCTTTCGTCCAGTATTTATAGTAGTCTTTTTTGCGTAAAATAGATCTGGCTCGTTCTAGTTTTTCTTTTTCTTGTAATAAAACTAAAACATAGTCACCATGATTAACACTTACATCTAAAACTTTTTCTTCAGCATCTGGATGATCCTCTAATGCTATGTAACCACGTTTTTCTAAAAAACGTTCCATACTATCTTCGACACTATTGCTTAAATCATCACTAGAGATGTTTTGTTTATCACAACCAAGTACAACTACTTCTTTTCCTTTTGGCCAATGATAACTAAAGTTTTCCAGCTCACAACTTATGTAAGCAGACATAGTTAAACTATCTATTGGATAAAGAAAATGATAAACAATTTTATCATCTAACATTGCTTGTTTAGCAAACGGACATGGAGGTAAGTTATTAAATGCTGGATTCTGTTTATCTAAAAAGTTTGTTATCCAGTCTTTTACAGACTTTTCAAACATTAGCTAAACCATTGTTGACTATTATTAGTTTTCCATTCTGCAAAGCCATCGTTATACCATTTTTCATCTATAACTTTGCCAAGTTCTCCGTAGTGGTCAACTATTTCTAATAGTATTGCTTGTTGTTCGTCATCTAATGATGGAGCTGTTATTACTACTTGATGTAAGAATGTCAATATATCTTCTAGTTGTGATATTTCTGTAAGATTACGTCCGGTTGAAAATGATTTTACATCCTTTAAATTTTCAACAGACGGATCATCTAAAACAGCTGATAGTCTATCTTGTAATACACTTGGTAAATTTAATCTAGCTAGTTCTACATCGCTACGTCTACCTATTTTAGCTTTAAGTTCTTCTACGTAAGACCCTTCATTCCAAATAGCAACTTGTTCACCGTCTATATCGTTGATTAAATCTTCACCAAAACCTTGCTCACGATATCTTTCGTTAACATTTAAATAATCTTCTCTATTTCGTATTAGTCCTACTAACACTGCCATTGCTTCGTCGTTAGTACCTAATCCGAAAAATGCCCATTGATCGGTTTGACTTTCTTTAAATAGTTTTGCTGTATACATTGGTGCGGCTATAGCTATACCAAATGCTTCTATAACTGCCGCCATGCTTTCTGGCACTTCATTATTATTACCAAGGATAAATTCCATAAGCTCATCTGAGTCTTTAATAGCTAAAACATCTATAGCATGTGCTTTTGTCTCACGAACCATGCCTCTATATATTCTTTTGTATTGAGACGAGTCTGTTGCTTTTGCAAGTTCGCTTAGGGCGTAATCTCTTGTCTTATCGTTTAACAATTGGTTTACAATATCTTTATCTTCGTCACTGAGTTCCACATCATCTGAACTTTTACTAAAGCCTGTTTTTCCTTGACTTTCTTCTTCATAAGCAACATCAAAGTGTACATTAGCCGCTCCGGGATTATCTTCAGTGCCATCACCTATTAGCCATTTTCTATCATCCATTATTTCGTTGTATATAAATGACATAGTATATGTTGTATCAAAGTTATTTGCTATCTGTATACCAACTTCATTTTGCAAACCTAGTAAACGTTCAGGCCCTAAAATACGAGCAACATCACTTTCGTCGAACGGAGTTTGATTTGTATAAAATGCTACCATTTCAGGTAACTGATCATTTAACACAGTCACAACCATTTCGCCAGCTGTTTGCATATTTTCCGGAGTTATTTCTGCGTTGATGTCTGGTATATTACCACCAGTATTTGTAATGGCTGTTTTAAGAACATCGTCTATTAATAATACATCAGTGATTTCTCCTGTTCCTAATTTTACAACAGGATTGTTATCTTCTTTACTTAGTTTATATTTTTCGCCGTTAAACTCTACTTCTAACTCTTGTGTATCACCAAACTGTATAGCACCTAACAGTTGGCGTGGGTTTATACGTCTTATACGCATAAGGTGTCTAACCACATGAGATGCGTATTCAGTTTCGTCTAGTTCTTCATTTAATCTAACACTTAAATCATCTGTAAACTTTGCGTTGTAAGCATCTTCAACCATGTCCCAATCGCCTACAGTTTGTAGTTGAGACATAAGTGTTGCTACTGCCGCAACATCGTTATCTATTGATCTTCCGCCTGGAATAAAAGCAACCCAATTGTTTTCCAGTGCCTCATTCATAGCAGTAATCCATCGAACCTTATCTATTTCTTTGAATGTTGCTTCTATGTCTATTTTCGCAGGATTAATTTTATCCTTTTTTGCTACGTTTTCTGCATTACGGTATTTTTCTAAAAGTCCGTTAGCCATTTCTTTAAAAAATACATATAGTTTTTGTGCTTGGTTTTTTGTGTTTCCACCGCCTGATGTTCGCATAAAAAAAGGCATTTCTTTTCCATTTGCTAATACTGCGTTTCTTGGTGGGCCATCGTTAAAACCTTCTCCTATGTTTCTTACAATACCCTGTACCCAAACTTGGTCATTCCACATGTCTGGAAACTGGTCTTGGCGTGTGTATAGTTCTGACCATAATCTACTAATTTCAGCTGATGTTTGATTATAATCCATGCCTTTTTGAACACATATTTCGTACATCATAATATACCAACCCGACGGGGTAATCGCATTTAGCAGGTCTACCATGTTTCTTACTTCTTTTACTGGAGTATCTATAACAGTATTCACATCAAAGGTCATGCCATGACCTGGGCCTTCTTTAGTTCTAGCCGTTACTCTGTCTTGAACGATTTCTAGTAGTCCATCCATTTGACCACCTTTGGACAAATTTGCTTGAAGCATTTCTAAATCTCTTTTTTCAAGCTCACCAGTTTGTGTGTTTAGTCTATTATCACCTAACTGGTAGTTTATACTTTGTTTCCATGTTTTTATAGCATTATCTAGTGCTTGATCCCATGTACCGTTTACGGGGCCGCCCCAAGCCTTGCCTGCTGTTTGATATGGAAAAGAACTTGTTCCTTTTATTACACCAGTCACAAGTGTGTGCCTTGCTAAATTTTGTTTAATAGCTACAACAGTACTTCCGTCAGGAAGACCTGGATCATTCATTGCTAGTGTAGCTCCACCTGATGTATTAAAAGCATCAAGTAGATTTTCTACGATTACGTCCTTGAGTTTCATTTAGGTTCTCATTTTTTTATTCAAAGCATCGTATAAACGATTTTTTATACTGCTTGTATCTAGGCTGGCTGTCTGTGTTGATTTCTTTTTCTTTGCCATGTTTGTTGCAATAGCATACACAGCACCTTCAGGATCCATACCTTTGTCTTTTGCCCAACTAGCTATTGACTTTTTAGCTTTAGGTTTGTCCATTATTTTGTCTGCTGTCTTGTCTCTTTTTTTGACTTCGCCTTTGGTAAGTTCACGTTCGCTTAACATAGCTTCAAGTGCTTCGATCCTACGCTCTAATGCACTAATACGATCATCATCTTCGTACTGTATGCTGTCGCCAACTAGTTTATCTTTTAATGGATGATCTTGTTCGCCTGTTGTACTAGGAGTGCTTGTTTTTGGCATAGGATCTTTGCCTTTTGCCTGTCCTGCACTACCTGTTTTTTGCTGGCCTTCACTAACACCAGCAAGTGCCGCAAAATCGCTTACACTGTAGTTACGATCCATTTGTAATGAACCCTCTGGCACTTTTGCACTTTCTGTAATATAGTCAACTTTTTTTACTTCAGATGATGGAGCATTACCACCTGCTTGTGCTCTAAGTTTGGCTAAATCTTCTGCTGGATCTGTAGGATCCATAGCAAACAGTTTGTGTTGTAGTGCATTATAGTCCATTACTTTTTCTTCTTTTTCTTGACTTTAACACATTTGTCTACAGTCTTGCCGCCTTTTTTCTGTGAACCAGCATAACGATAGCCTTTCCAACAAGCCTTTCCGTCTCTGCCTTTTTTCTTTTCTTCTTCTAGATCCCATGCTTCTAGTTCAGACTCATTAAGTCCTAGTGTACGCCAGCTTGGATTTCCGCAGTCTGGGCATAATTTTGATTCAGTAATTTCTGCCATTCTCATTGCTAAACTTCCCTTATATGATTTAATCTCGCCATCACTTAATTGACGTTTACGTTGTTTTGGTTTTGCATCTTCTGCTACCTCAACACTTTCAAACTTTGCATCATAATCCATAGCGTGGTAAACACTGCTAATGTAATCTGCGGCTTTAGTTATTTTTGATTGTTGCCATCCTTCAATACCTTCTGCTTCACTTACGCTTTTTAGCATTTCGTGTAACTTAATAGAGTATTTGGCTAGCTTATATAACTCACTACGTGCCATCTGCACCTCGTGATCACGTTCAGCACGGTCGGCTAGATCTGCTAAACCTTCATTAATTTTTTCTGTCATTATAATGCTCCAATAGTATATACTATTTATCTTTAGAGCGTTGCCTGTTCTTCTTCTTAGAGTTTCCGCCTAGTAAACTAGCATCACTGTCTAATGCATTTTTGGCTGTTCCATCACTATTTTTTTGTTGTCTAGAAATCATACCGCCAACTGGAGTTGCTACTGTTGCAACTGCTGATGCAGTGGTTTCACACAATTCTCTAATCTTCATAACCTATCTCCCGTTTTTTGGCCCATACTTCCCAATATTCCATTCGTTCATTAGTACTTAGCCGTTTTTCCTCATGTTCTTTGCATTTTTTAATATAATGCTTCATTTCGTGTTTTCGCCACTCTATACTATATCCATCAGGGTATAGCTCCGCTATTGTTTTGCCCACTTTTTATTTCCCTCCACAAGTTCATATTATGTCCAAGGTCTGCCTGTGACAAGCCCACCTGAGTTTGGATTGTCTACCAGTGTATTAGTATCGTTATTACCTGCGGTGTACATTGTAGGCAAGTCTGTTTTAGTTTTTGTATTATTTGCTCTGTAATATGTTGCACCGGTATCTGCGGCCGCAAGTCCTTTGCGTTTGCTTACAGCAATTCTTAGTTTTTCTTCTTGTCTTTGTCTTTTGTAACCGTTTGATCCTGAGTATCTAGGTATGCAATAAACTCTATCACCGTCAACCAAACCTGCGGCTGTTAGTGTGTCACTTCCATGATCTGTTTGATTTATAGTTTTATCTTTTTGTGCTATTATTTCTGCATACATAGCAGTTATTATCTCTTGGCCTTCTACAGCCTGTGCTAATGCAGTCAAACCATTCATAGTTGTTGATCCCATTGTAACTGTTAAATCAAATTCTACTCCAGTTAATCCTTTACATCTAATAGTTGCCATTACGCTACCCTCATTTCTGTATCTATTGCTTGTTTGATTGCACTTGCTGTTCTTTCAAACTTGTGGTCTTTATACTTAAAACCAATTCCTCCGGCATTTTCCCAGGCATTAATGTTAACACCATAATCGTCAATTAATATATTAGATGTTCCGTCATCGTTTTTAGCAAACTTTTGTTTGTTGTGTGTAATAAAAACATCTTTTGGTGGAAAAAATGATAGATTCTTTTTTATCCATTCACGCTTATGTGGTTCTGATCTTGGATCATCAGCAAGCGGAGAACTACAAATATAATATTCGCCTTTGACTTTTTGTATTAGACTCAATAATTGTTTTGCTTGAGGCAACAATGGAAGTTTTAACCAAAACTCGTCGGTGTCTCTTATTTTTTGTAATGCATCTTTTATATCATGTTCTTTATCTATTTTAGTAAAATGATCTACTTGCATTAGTTTTGCCCATTCGCCAAAGAAATCTGCAAGCACACCATCCATATCAACATATATTTTTGTATTAGGTGATAAATCTCCAAGTGCTTCACGTAAATCAACAGCCATCATTTCTTGCATAATACTGCTAACTTTAGGCTGTTTAATCTCAAAAGAATGTCCACCTTCTAATAATGCTTGTTCGTATGCTGTAAACTTTTGTTTTTCTGCAAGCCCTAAATTAAACAGTACATTAGTACTGTTGCCTTTAACTTTTTTTGATAATGTAGGTGGACGCCCGTCCTTGTCTACTTTGAAACCAAACTTAGCCGCTTCAATGCTAGTTTGATTAACGCCAACATCTGGAGTAGTATTAACACCTTTTACAATACGTCCTACACCTTCATCTAAATGTTCAATCTTCAACTGGTTTCTCCCCTGTTAGATGTGGTTGACTAAACCAAAGTTTAAACCATTCTTTTGTGCCAGGTTGTATTTTTTTCTTACGCTGTATTTGTGCTTTTTCAGTGCCTGTTATGCTTATATTTTCTGGCACATAAGGAGTGAATCCTGTAAACTTGTTACGTATACCTGCAAGGTGCTGTAACTCTGCGATATCCATTATGCCGCCGCTTTGTCTGCCTTTTGAATCCCAATATAACGATTCAAATATTGTTGATGCACTTCACTGCCTACCATTGCTTCTGCCGCTTTTGGATCAACATTGTATTTTTCTAACCAAGTTTTAGCTTGTGGATCTCCTGTAAACCAACGTCTTAACATATGCATGATACCTTCATTCAAATCTGCCATTTCGTCAGCAATGATTTCAGCTACAAGTGCTTTCATATCACCATCACCTAACAGTTCATCTTTTGTATTTTCTATGTTAAACTTTTTGCAATATTCTATCAATCCAGTTTCACACATTTTTTCTAACATTGATGTGTCTTTTTTATTTTCTCTATATTTTTCTACAGCTGGAAAAAAGTTTTTTCTATAAAACATAGGATCGTTACGCATGAATATAAGTAAATCACTCGGCACATCATAATCCGGTTTAGGAACTATTTCTTGTGGAATATCCATATCGTTAAATTCATTTATTTTTACCATTTTCTACAACTCCAATATCTTGCCTTATGTCTTGGACCTGGGTTATCGCAGTTATGTCTTGCACGAAAACTTCTGCGTCTTTCTGGGTTAGACTTTTTGATTTTAGCACCTTTTTGACCAAAGTTAACTTTTACTACATTGCCTTTTGGATTCTTTACGTATACTTTGAACTTTTTAACATCACCTGCCATAGGCTTACCAAGTTTAACTTTACGTCCTTGGTATTCTGCTTCGTCAACCATTTCGTCTTCGTTGAACCATAGAACACCGTATGCTTCAAAAAACTCGTTATCATCATGGAAAGTAACTTCTTGCATTTTACTTTCTTTAATAAATGTACGTTGCTTTAATGAACCATCTTTGTTGTGTGTTTTTCCATATTTTTGTTCCCACTCGGCACGTTCTTTAAAGTTAAATGTTCCTTTAGGTCGTGCAGTTACACTTTCTGTTTGTCCCATACGTATTTTCCTTAACTCATCTTGTATTATTTTGTCTGCTTCGCCCACATCAAAGTCTGACATAAATCCTTGATCTTGTGCCGCTCTCATCATTGCCTCAAAATATTGATCTTCGGTTGCTTGTGCCGCAAACCTTGCAGGTATTACGGAATCATATTTGTCTTTTACATATTGTCTTAACGCTTGCTCAGGTCCAGCTTCTACTTTATTAATAACAGCTTGTGCATCTGCAACTGCTGTTTTTACTGCTGGATTTGATAGTTCTGCAGGTGTTAAGTTACCTACTATTTCTTTTGCAAGTTCTGCTTGTTCTGCAGGAGTTCCTACATTTGGTAAGTTGGCTACACCTGCTTGTGCAATAGTGGCAATTTTATCAGTGTCATTTTCTTGTCTAGCACTATTGATAGCATCGTTGGTAGTTTTTATAACGTCTGCAGGTGTGCTTGCACCTGAAAAATCTACAACTGATTGTGGTTCACCAGGTGTTCCTAACTGAGGTGCTGTAGTATTTACATTAACAGGCTCTTCTGCACTTCCGCCTTGAAAACCAGAAGTGCCACCGCTGGTATCATTTTGTCCTAGTCCTGCTTGAGCATTTGCACCAGCATCTGTGTCTACATTAGGAGGTGTTGGATTAGTTGTGTCAACATTAGGTGCTGTTCCACCTCCTTGTGGTGCAGATAATGTTGGTGCTGTTGTATTTTCAGGCTCACCAGCTATTGCAGTTCCTCTTGGTGTTGTTGTATCATTACCACCGCCAATACGTTTTTGTGCATAAAACTCTATCGCGGCATCTCTTTCAGCTTTAGAAGCATTAGGATTTTGCATAATACTATTAGCTTGTTGATCCGTAGTAACTGTTACTGCTCCTGAATCTGTTGCTGGTGCAACATCTGTATTAGTACCTGTAGTAGGTTGTTCAGGAGCTGTTGTGTTTACATTAGGCTGTTGTCCTTGTATTGTTCCTTGCGGAAACATTTTTTGAAGTTGTTCTTGACTACCGTATGTTCTAACAACTACTCCGTTTTCTGTGTTATCCACATAAGGTTTTTTTCTATCTATATTAAAGTTGCCTCGCTTACCGTTAGGCATTATCATAAATTCTTTTTCTGGTTTTGCGGCTGGTGCTTGTTTCTGTGTTGGTAACGGTTGATCACCACCCGGGCCTGATGGTAGTTCACCACCTTTTAATGGATCACCTAAAGGAGCTCCTCCGGGTTCAGTTGCTGGTGTTTGTGCTTTTGCTTTTGGTAATGCTTGATCACCACCTGGTCCAGTTGGTAGTTCTTTGCCCTTTAGTGGATCACCTAACGGAGCCCCGCCTGGTTCAGTTACTGGTGCCTGTGCAGGTTGTTTTGTTGTAGGCAGTGGTTGATCGCCACCTGGTCCTGTTGGCGGTGGAGCCATTGTGTTAGTTGGTGTTCCGTCTGGTCTTGCTTTAGGTCTAGGGCTTGTTGCAGGTGCCCCTTGTTTTGCCCTTTGCTGTGTAGGTGTTAGTGGAACTTCCTGTGGATTATATGGTGCATCTCTATTTGCTACACCAGCGGCTTGTGAATTTGCTATTGATGCTCTAGTTTGTGGACCTACAATACCATCAACTTGTAAACCTTGATTTGTTTGAAAGTTACGTACAGCCTGTTCAGTTTTTGGTCCAAAAATGCCGTCTTGTTCTGCTGGTGGCATGCCTAGTTGTTGCTGTAATGCTTTAACTTCAGGACCTCTGCTACCTTGCCGTAAAAGGTTTTCATTTAGTTGTTGCTCACTTAGGTTAAATTCAATATCAAAGTTTGAATAACCTTTATCAAATAATTTATGTGCTATTCTTTTTGCAACTATTTTTTGTTGTTTTTCGGATAAACTTTTCTTTATCGGTATTGATAATACTTGTTTATTGCTTTCGCTTTCAAACATTTCATATTCAAAAGAATCTTCCATTAATCCTATATTTGCTGTTGATAAAACGCTGTCGACAATAATGTCTCTATTCTCATTGATGCCTTTATTATCAATAACAATATTAATAAAATTTTTCATGCTGAAATCCTTATACTCTATGTGTATTTATCTATTCAGCAAAAACATACTTATCAATTCGTTGAATGTTATCGCCAACCAGCATCTGTGCTATCATTAATGTTTTTTGATCACGCACATAAAAGTATAAACCTTTTACATAATGACCAGAAGCACAGTAATCTTTTGCTTTGTCGCCCATTTTTGCTAACTTAGGATTTGCAGTAATCCATTTAGATAAAGTAGGACTGCCTGTTTTATTACCTAATGTTACCATATACTCGTACTTAGGCTTCTTTTTGCTCAATATTACATTTTGATCAGCTGTTAGTATAGTAATATTTTCTGGATTAGGTTCCCAAAACTCTACATAACTATGTCGTAATTTATTTGCTAGTTTTACAAGCATTTTGCGATTATTACTGTATATTATTAGATTACCCATTTCGCAACGTATTTTATAATCCGTAGCTTTTTTTAAATCTCTGTATATAGTAATAGCGTCCCAGAAATCTGTTGTTTGAATCTTATCAAATGGTCCATAACGTTGCGGAAGCATTATTTCTTTAGATCTAGGATTAGAATGTGTGTTTATTATATCTAACTTTTTTTGTGCGTATTGTAACCCGCCGTGTTGAAACTCTGTTCTAAATATATAAGCAAGTTGATTTCGTATCGAAAGTTTGTATAGGTATGTATTATAGTGTAATTTTCTTGTTTCAAACAGTTTCATGTTCTACTTCAATAACATCAATACAAATCTCATCTCTATAATCGATTACAATACTACCTCCATCTTTTAGATTACCAAACAACATTTTTTTACTTAAAGGACGTTTAATTTTGCTATCAATAACACGTTGCAAAGGCCTAGCACCCATTTTAGGATCAAACCCTTCATCTACAAGATAGTCTAAAGCCTCGTCTGTAATAGTTACAGCGATATCTTTCTTTTTTACTTGCTCTTTTAGTTCAACTAAAAACTTACCAACTATTTTTAACATAACTTCTTTACTTAGTTTGCCAAAAGTAATAACACCATCTAGTCTATTTCTAAACTCTGGAGTAAAAAACTTTTTAAGAGTTGTATCTTCATAGTCTCTTTCCATTGATTCGCCAAAACCTATTTGATTCTTTTCAGCTTCTTGTGCGCCTAGGTTAGTAGTTAGTATGAGTGTGCAGTTACGAGCATCAGCTTCTTTACCATTGCTTCCTGTGATAGTACCATTGTCCATTATTTGTAATAAGATACTAGATACATCAGGGTGTGCTTTCTCTATTTCATCTAACAACAAAACACAGTTAGGATTTTCTTGTAATCTATCTATAAGCAATCCGCCTGCATTATCTTCATATCCAACATATCCTGGAGGTGATCCTATAAGTTTACTAATACTGTGTTTTTCTTGATATTCACTCATATCAAATCTAACAAGTTTTACACCCATTTGTACACTTAACTGTTTTGCAAGTTCAGTTTTACCAACACCTGTAGGACCCATAAAAACAAATGATCCAATAGGTTTGTTTTCACTTTTTAGGCCTGCTTGTGCTACTAAGATTTTATCTACAATATCTTCAATAGCGTTATCCTGTCCATACACTTGTGCTTTTAAGTTATCCTCTAGATGTGCTAAATTTTCACTCTCACGTTCCTTAACTTGCTCTTCTGGTAACTTAATCATTTTAGCAAGTTCATATTGAATGCTTTCTTTATCAACAAGTTTGTTTTCAGTTATGTCACGCACTTTAAATCTAGCACATGCAACATCTATCAAATCAATAGCTTTGTCAGGCAGTTTTTTGTCTGTTTGATATTTGATACTTAAATCAACTGCGGCATCTATAGCTTCTTCAGTAATTTTTACGCTGTGAAACTCTTCGTAATATTTTGTAACACCTAACAATATTTCCCTTGTTGTTTCTCTATCCGGTTCGTCAATGTTTACTCTTTGGAACCTACGCATTAATGCACGATCTTTTTCAAAAAACTTTCTGTATTCTTCCCAAGTTGTACTTGCTACAACACTTATGTTTCCTTTTGCTAATGCTGGTTTCAACAAGTTTGCTAAGTCGTTGCTATTACCACTGCCGCCTGCACCAGCACCACTAATCATATGTGCTTCGTCAATAAACATAATAGTTTGACCTTTATTTTTTAATCCAGATAAAACAAGTTTAAATCTTTCTTCAAAGTCTCCCCTATACTTACTGCCAGCTAACATTGCTCCAATATCTAAACTAAACACTGTGTATTCTGTTAAGAACTTTGGTACGTTACCATTAACGATTTGATAAGCAAGTCCTTCAGCAATCGCAGTTTTACCTACACCTGGATCACCAACCATAAGGACATTGCTTTTTGTGCGTCTTCCTAATGCTAATGCAACTTGTTCTATTTCATCATCTCTACCAATCACTGGATCGATTTTGTTTAATGCTACTTGTTGATTTAAGTCAACTGCAAAATCTCTTAGTGCTTTATTTGCAATACCTTTATTAGCGGCTTCGTCAACATCTTGGAAAAACTCGCTTTCGTTGCTCATGTATTCTTGAAACTTATCTTTTTTAATACCTACTTTTTGTGTAATAAAAAATGCCCAACTTTTCTTTTCAGTAAGAATACTAATAAACACGTCTGGTATAGTTATATCATTTCTACCTTGAAATAAAACTTGTGTAAAAGCTCTATTTAATACACGCTCTACAGCTGATGTTTTTTTAGGCTTAAACTTTTTTTCTTCTATTTTTATATTTTCTAAATGTGTTTTTAGATAATTTTCAAGTTCTTTTTTCATAAACTCTACATCAACACCATAACCATTTATCATTGTGCCAAACGTATCTTCACATAGCATGGCAAAAAGTAAATGCTCAAGTGTAATGTATTCATGTTGTAATTTTTTAGCATCGCTAACAGCTTTGTCAAATACTGCTTTTAACTCTTTGCTAGGTTCAACCATTAACTTTATTCCTTTTTTCTGCTTTTAGTCTTTTCTTTTCAGCCATTTCAAGTTTTAATTTGCTTACTCTATCTATAAACTGAATACCATACAAATGATCATATTCATGTAAAAATATTCTAGCGTCTATTGCATCAAACTTTGCTTCTATATGTATAACATCTTTTCTGTTATCTGTCAAGGTATCAAACTCAACCATACAACTTATAGGACGTCTTATACTTAACATTAAACCTGGATGGCTAAGACAACCTTCCTTGTCTGATTCGATTTCTTCACTCAAACCTTTGATAATAGGATTCATAACTATAACAGGGTCGCCATGCTGTTTATTGAGTAATGCTCTCATAACAAATATTTGATAAGGAAATCCTACTTGGTTTGCACTTAATCCTAAACCATCATGCTTCATCATTAGATCAATCATGTCTAATGCTATAGGAGCAGGATGCATCATATTAAAATCAAAACGTTCTAGTTTTGTTTCTAATCTTCCGTCAGGTGCTAATACTAGTTCCATCATTTAATTTTCTTACCTCTTTTAACATTTCAAAATCGTGTATATCCGGTGTAATACCTTTGACTTCTAAATACATATTGCCTGTTCGGGCTGTATTCATGTCTGGTAATCCGTGTCCGCTAATACTTAATATTGTGCCTGGATTTGTTCCCTTTGGAATCTTGACGTTTACGTTTCTGCCTAATAAATCTGTAACAATTACTTCTGTGCCTAAAATTAGTTCTAATACATTTATAGCACATTTTGTCCTAATATGCGACCTATCTCTTACAAAAACTGGATCATTTTCTACAGTAACTTTTACATGTAAATCGCCTCTTTGAAGATGTTGTATACTATCATCTCCTAATCCTCTATATTGTATTACACTATTATTTTCAACACCAGCTGGTATTTTAATAGTTGCAACTTCTTCTCGTCCTGTTCCTAACCTATATTTGCCTATAATATCTTTGCCTGTCATAACTTCTTTAAGTTTGACTCTAACATTCAATAATATATTGTTGTTTTTAACTTGCCTTGGCTGTCTAAAAAACTGACCAAATATATCATTCATATTGCCAGTGTTAAAGTTCATCTGGGGCTGTGGATTATCATACTGTTTTCTTTTAGCAGGATCTTTTAAAGTTTCGTATGCTTCGTTGATTTGCTGGAAAGTTTTCTGATCGCCACCGTGATCTGGATGATGTTTCATCGCCAGTTTTTTGTAAGCACGTTTAAGCTCATCTGGCGATGCACTTTTTGCCACACCTAAAGTATTGTAATAGTTCATACTATTACTTATTTTTTAGTGTATTATTTTTTGCTAGTTCCGGCGTAAAGTCCAAACCATGCCGCACCTGCACCAACAACAACAGATATTAAACCTGACTGTTCTAGTGTTGGGTCTGGTAACTCCATATACCAAATAACACATTTGTACAACAAGTAGATGTATGTTGAAATAAAGATACGTGGAAAGATTCTCCAAGCATCTACAGCCTTGGCCAAATGTATTATTTTAACATAAGGATTTGGTCCTAAGTCTTTTACGCTTGTATCTACTTCTAAATCTAGTTTAACTTTTTTTGTTGCGCCTGTGCTACTTGCTGGCACTACAACTTCAGCATCTGGTTTAGATTCTACTGCTGGTGAAGCATCTAAGTCTTCAAGTTTTTTTCTTGGCATTTTTACCCTCCAATTTTTGCAATCTGCCCTCAAGTTCGTCTATCTTTTTAGTTACGTGTGGATACTTTTTACGCCATGCGTCTTTTGGCTGTTCTAGCCAAGTCAATCCCCAACGTTCTACAAGATAGTCTATCGCTCTGTCTACTTGGGCATAACCCCATAAACCGATACGTGTTGTGCTTATGTATGCTACAAATATAGCACCAAATACACTACCAGCAAGCGCCGTGTAAATCCACAAGCGATCACTAGCCATTCTTTCAATCATTTCCCACATAAAGCCCTCTTAATATATGTGTATTTATTCCTCTACAACAACTGCGCCGTCTAGTGCTTCTTCAGCGGCGGTATAATAACCTTCATATGCCGCTATAATAGCTTGCTGTTGCTGTACTAAAGCTCTAATGTCACTAAAGTTTAGTCCAAGGTTGCCATAGCCTTCACCTGTAAGTGCGTAAAGAGCAAACGCTTTACCTTCACTGTTAAGTTTTTTTATGACTTCATCTACATTATCTTCGTTTAAAACAATCCATTCTACATTACGCATGTTAAGTTCATCTACAGGAGGTAACTCTAATGTAGGTTTTTCTACTGGACTAGTAGATATATCAATCTGCTGTGGTTTGGTTGAGCAGGCCGCGAGACTTATAAGTATCGTAAAGCCAAGGACACTCTTTATTAAAAGCGATGCCATTTTCAGCGTTCCTTTCTTTGTCATTAAGTTCTGCCCCCGATAGAAGTTCAAAACATCTACCTGCATTTACTGTACCCCTATTCACAGCACGTTCAATACTTTCTGCATTTGCAATAGCGGCCGCAGTCAAATCTATTTCTTGTAGCTTATCTGCAAGTCTTTGATTTTGTCTGCGTATAGCAGTGTATTGTTCATTAAGTGTAGCAAGTTCGCTAGACGCTTTTTCGTAGTCTTTTTCTAGCGAACTTATAGTTTGTTCATTTAGTTCTACTGCGGTGTTAAGTTTAGCATTGTTTTCTTGTAGGATAGCCAAGCGTTGTTGTGTATCATTGTAATACCAATAGCCTATGCCACCAGCACCCAACAATAATAAAAACATTACTATTGCTAACTTAGCACCCATCTTACCTATCCTAGTAGCTTTTTTATTGTTTTAGGACCAACAATACCATCAGCAACTAGACCGTTTGCACTTTGCCATTTTTTAACAGTACGTGCAGTACCTGGACCAAATATACCATCAGCAGGTGAAATATCAAGTTTCTCTTGTACTTCTGCTACTAATGGACCACGTGATCCTTGTCTAATAGTTTGATTGTAGTCTACTTCAGGTTCTTCATAATCCCCACCAAGTACATCTAAAGCATGTACATAATGTTTTTTACGATCCTCTAAACCAATAGTGCCTCCATTAATACGTTTTGTCATACCAACAATATCCATATTATCACAATATTTGTTTATATTGTTTGTATCCCAAAACCAACAAGCTGAGTCTAATGCACCTTTCTTTGTTCGTACATAATCTACTGCTTCTTCCGGCGACATGTCCATTTCATCTGCAAACTTTGTATAGTTGTAACGCCCAGTAAGTTGTAGTATTCCACCACCTCTAAATCGCCAACCATCTCCACTGTTAGTATCGCCATTGTCCATGCGGTTTGCATAAATTACGTTAGCAATCTTTTCCGGTTGTCTGTGGTATTCGTTTGCATCTCGGCCTGCTCTTCTAAAGTATTTTGGAAATATAGTATTGAGTGCTTTTGCACTATAGTTTAAGTTTTCACTCATTACTCTAAATCCACCCGATTCATGCCCGCACTGTGCAATAAATCCAGCAACACGCTCTGCTGTATCAACTTCCCATAATGGAAGTATTTCTAGCATTGCATTATACCAGTCTCTCCAATCATCTCTATGTATAAGCTCTTCAGCCATCCATGGTTCAAAATCGAATTTAAAATGTTCTTTACCCATTTGAGTTTTCCTTTATTTTAGGGGTGCAGGCTTCACATCTGCAAGATTCACATAATTTTATTATTGTATTTGGTGAAGCATAGTTAGGTACACCACAATGTCCAGGGTGTCCGCAGTTTTTACAATATGTTCCGTTATAGTCTTTCGACCACGAGTGTATATCCATTGTTTTCCAGTGTTAACGTTTTATTACCAAACTTAGTAATGTTATAGTCTCCAAGGTATTTAGTTAGAAACATGATCTCAGGATAGTCATTCATGTTAATTTTTTCAGTAAGTTTTTTATTCATAGTTAACGTATCACTAAAATCTTTTACTTCAAATCCAATAGGATCTGCATATGGTTTTTTAACTATAAGTGTATCTCCAAACATTTCACTGTTTTCAAAGAAACTGTTTGAGAAGAAATCCTTGAAATGATCCATTCTAGTTTCAGTAACAGTTTGTTCATATGCTGACGATGTTGCTGGAATCATTTCGCTTAGATTTATGTCATTTGCTTCGTAGCTAGAAAAACTTTTGTGGTAACGGAATCTAAAGTTATCTATTTCACCAAGTTTACCTACACCATCTAATAATGTACCAATGTTACCAGGAACATCATTATTTCTTTCCATTTCAACAAAAACTTTGTATACACCTTTTTCAACTTCTCCCGGTGTATGATCTGCATCTAGAACAAAACCATAACCCTTTTCAATAAAGTCTACTAAATCTGTAGCGGCCTGTTCTTCATTAACTGTAAAACTAACAACAACAACTTCACCGTCTGTTCCCATTTTACTTTGATATGTATCAACTTCAAATACAGGCTTAATCATATCGTGTAGATCGTTAGCTCTTAGACCCATTATACTGCTCCTGGTGCTGGCGCCGCTGGTGCCGCTCCACCCGCTCCGCCTGCTGGTGGTGCCGCCGGTGCGGCTGGTGTTGCCGGAGGCATTGGCATACCGCCTACTGCTGGTGGTGGTGCCGCCATTTCTCCGCCTTCTTTTTCTGGTAGTTCTATCTCTTCTATTGATCCACCATAAATGCTAATAATAAGTTTTTTAGGCATTTCTATATGCACTAACCAAATAGGCACTCTATCAAGTTTGCCTTTTTTTGTACCTGGTCTAATATCAGCTGGCTTTCTAATTTTTCTTGCTTTGATAACACTTGATTTTTGATATTTAATTTTACAATCATAATCTAATAATCTTTTACCACCTTCTGGATCAGGCATATCTTTTCTAGGCCACATAAAAGAGCATTTTACCCAATGTCTATCAACTTCTGGACCTGCGGCTAACTCGCCATCTTCCCAGTTATCGTAAACATATAATCCAAGTTCGTCAAGTACTCTTTCAAAGTCTTTTAATATTGAAAACGCTCTATCGTTTTCATATATTGAAGATAAATTTTCTATAACATCTAAAGTGTCTAATATATTAGGCATGTGTATCCTCGCATCATTATATGTATTTATCCATATAGGAAAGAGTTCAAAAATAATTCACTACGTATATTAGTAACGGTAAAAATGGTTAAATACCATGCAGGGAAGGATTTTCCTGTTAAGGAAAATATAAGACCCTGTTTCAGCTCATAGGAGGACTAAATGGGTAAAGCTAAAGCCAAAAGGCAAGCACATATTAAATCGGCTACAAACGTAGTAAAACTAAACAACTTCCTTCCAAAAAAACAACGCAACGTTGACATACTTCCAAGAAATAGAAATCAAGAAGAATACATACTAGAACTACTAAGTGAGGATAAAGATATTGTATTTGGCATTGGACCTGCTGGTACGGGTAAAACACTACTAGCATGCCAAGCGGCAGTGAAAGCATTTCTGGAAGGTGAAGTAGACCGTATTATAGTAACAAGACCGGCAGTTAGTGCAGATGAAGATATTGGATTTCTTCCTGGTACATTAGAAGAAAAAATGGCACCGTGGACAAGACCTATATTTGATGTATTACGAGAATATTTTTATTCAGGCGAAATAGAAGGTATGATAAAAGAAGGTGTAATTGAGATTTCTCCACTTGCTTATATGCGTGGAAGAACGTTTAAAGATGCATATATTATTGCAGACGAAATGCAAAATGCAACACCAAATCAAATGAAGATGCTACTAACACGTATTGGTCGTGGATCTAAAATGGTTGTTACAGGAGATTTAGCCCAAGCTGATAGACTTAAAGATAATGGTTTGATAGATTTTACAAATCATTTACGTAGAGGAGAATCTACAAGGATAAGCACTGTAAGATTTAACAAAGGTGATATAGAAAGACATGAAGCAGTAAAAGAAGTATTGCAAATATACGGAGACGTTTAGTTACTCCATCATCATATGTCGCCACTGTTTAACTCTTGACGGATAACGAGGCTTCCATTCGCCTTCTAAATCCTTAGTGTTATCTTCGGCCCGTAGTAAATAAAGCACATATTCTTTGTCTGAATATGTTAAAGTCCATGACTGTGCTTTTACAGGAGGTCTACCCATTGCATCATAAAAAATTTCTGCAACGTGATATGGTTTAAGCCATATATATTTTTTGCTAAAACTGCTTTTTACAGGCCACCATGCAAACTTTTCAGTCCATTTTGTATGTGTTTCAATCGCTTGTGGCATTGATACTAACTTATGTAACCTAAAGTATTGTGTCTGCGAGAGGAAATATCTCTGCGATGACTTTAGCACACTCGATAGCGATCTCCATGTGTTCTTTTTGTGTTCCATTTGCACTCCGTAATTCAATATAATGCACCCAACTACGTATTGTACCATTCATATACAAACGTGTTTTAGTAAGTCCTTCTGGTAATACTTTGCGAGCTACTTCTTTTGCTATACCGTTTGCAATAGCCCAATCGTATGCTTTTCCTGCCGTATAACAAACATCTTGTTGTAACTCTTCCCATCTAGAAATAAGTTGAGCCATTCCTTCTTGACCTACATCAATATCAATGCTATTCTGTCTGTTTTTATTATCCTGTAAACGTGCTTCACTTGTTACAAATACTTCGCCCATTTCTCCTGGTTCAGCGTAACGCTGTGAAAACTCTTGAAAAGCAAAACTTCTATGTCTAACAATCTGATGTGCAATATCTCTTGTTGTTTCTATTTCTAAAACTGCATTAACCATTTCAAGTGGCGACCAATGTGCATGTTTAATTAAATATTTTATTAAACGTTCACTGGTCTCTTTGTTTATTTGTGCGGCAGGATTACTAACTTTGGCACAAAATGCAATAAGCTCTTGAAGATCTGTTAATCCTTCAGCTTCAAAATCTTTTGTTGCTTTACTATAGCTTACTAAGCGAACGGCCATTCTGCTAATTCTCCTTTTAAATTTGATAGTCTTTGACTAAGGAACGATATTGTTGTATGAATATGTCCTGTATCGTGAGGTTGCAATAAACTCTTGTAATATTCTATTTCTTCCTCTAATACATTTATTCTTACTAAATCATTTATTAGTTTTTTGTTTTCTAGCTTGTTCTTCATCTTTTTTAATATTCATTAGTTTTGACATATAGTCGGTTGCTGTCGTTGTAAACCATCCTGGTGCTAATCCATGTATAATCATTACTGGAAATAAAAGCAAGAAAGTAAATCCAATCTTCCAAGCTCTAATCAAGTGTGGTATAGGTCCTAAATCTACTTCTTCTAAATGTGCTTTACATTTTTTACTAAACATCTTGTCTCCTTTTTGCAGTGTAAAATCCTGCAACAAAACTACCGCCAACAACAGCAGTCATAAGCACTCCGTGCCAAATATAAAATTCTAACATTAAAATTGTTTCCATTACTAATCTCC